TGGGTCTTTTTTTTCGCATAAATAAAGATATGACAGCACTCGACAGAAATCCAACAAATCAAAATTTTTTACAACCTAATAAGTTTTCGTTAAACTTTAGTAGGTTGCCAAATACACAATTCTTTTGCCAGTCTTTATCTGTGCCAGGCATTTCTTTGTCTGAAATTCCACAAAATACTCCATTTGTTGACTTGTATTTACCTGGTGAAAAAGCAATTTATGATTTATTGAATGTTACATTTTTTGTTGATGAAGAATTGACTGCATGGAGAGAAATACACGATTGGATTCGTGCAATGACTTTTCCAACTGACTTTGCAGAATACAGAAACTTAGGTAATTTAAATAAAGTTTCTGGCATGAGAGCATCTTTGAAACCGCAATACTCTGATGCATCAATTACCATTTTATCATCCGCAAACAAACCTCATTACAGGTTTAAATTTTACGATGTGTTCCCTACAACACTATCTACATTTATTATGGCAGCGTCTGATAGTCCCGACAGTCAAATTACGGCAGACGGAACATTCAGGTACAGTTACTACGATATAGAAAAACTTATCTAAAAACGCTTGACAATCACCGTCAATTAGTGTATTCTCCTCTCCGAACCTGGTAAGGCACTTCTTGATATTCCCAAATTACATAGTAAGTATTTGAACATACTTTCAAGGCACCGTTTGCTTTCGAAAGAAGCCGAGTTCAAGTATAATAAAATGAAAAAGATTAAATGGGAATACTACACAGGTAAATTAGATGATGATGATTTGAAGAAACATGGATGGGAACCTTTTCCATTTGTTCTCAAATCCGACCTATCTACATATATGGATAGTGATGAAGATTTAAACAAGTATCAGGCACAAAAAATTATGCATGATGAGATTGTTGATATTTGTACCGCTATACTTAAAGAATTAAACAGTCGCACATTTCAATTGCGTGACTTTATAGCATGGGAAAGATTTATTCAAGGTGTCTGATATTATTCTTCATAAAAAGAATGAAGCATTTATACAGTTTGAGTGTGATAAAGGTACTGCACAAGAACTGAGTGATTACTTTACATTCTATGTACCAGGTTATCAATTTACACCTGCATACAAATCTCGCATGTGGGATGGTAAGATTAGACTTGCTGACTTGCGGTCATTTACCATTTATCATGGTCTTGTTCCTTACATTCAAAAATTCTGTGATGAAAGAGAATACACATTAGAAATTGATTCTGATGTGTCTGCCACAGAAAACTACTCATTGAATGAAGCAAAGGAATTTATTGAGACACTAAACTTACCACATGAAGTCAGAGACTATCAATTAAAGTCTTATGTTTATGCGATACGCAACAAGCGTATTTTACTACTGTCACCAACGGCTAGTGGCAAAAGTTTAATTCTATACCTTATTGTTCGTCACCTTCAACAAGAACATAAAAGAGGTTTGTTAATTGTTCCTACAACCTCACTTGTAGAACAGATGTATAGTGACTTTGAATCTTATGGTTACAATTCAGAAGAATATTGCCATCGACAATATGCAGGTAAAGAAAAACATACAAACAAGTTTTTAACAATTACTACATGGCAATCAATCTATAAAAACGACAAAGAATACTTTGAACAATTTGACTTTGTTCTTGGTGATGAAGCACACCAATTTAAGGCCAAATCGTTGACAACTATTCTTTCGGGTTGCACAAGAGCTAAATATAGAATAGGTACAACAGGTACTTTAGATGGTACGCAAACACACCGACTTGTATTAGAAGGTTTGTTTGGACCTGTTTACAAAGCCACATCTACATCAGAACTCATTGAAAAGGGTCAACTTGCAGATTTTAAAATCAAATGTCTCATCTTAAAATATCCAGAGGCAACATGCAAGATGGCAAAAGAATGGGACTACAATACAGAAATCGATTACATAGTGCAGAACAAAGCACGAAACGATTTTATCCGAAACTTGACACTATCATTAGATGGTAACTCTCTTATTTTATTCCAATTTGTAGAGAAACACGGAAAAGATTTGTATGCCAATATTAAAGAACATGCGAAAAATAGGCATGTATTTTTTGTATTTGGTGGTACAGAAGTTGAAGTCCGTGAATCAGTTCGTTCAATTACTGAAAAAGAAAAGGACGCAATTATTGTGGCATCTTATGGCACTTTTTCTACTGGCGTCAACATTCGCAATCTACACAACATCATCTTTGCAAGTCCTTCTAAGTCAAGGGTTCGTAATTTGCAGTCTATTGGTCGTGGACTTCGTATAGGTGAAAACAAAACTGAGGCAACACTATTTGATATAGTCGATGATTTTCGTGTAGGCAAATTTGCCAATTACACCTTGAAACATTTCATCGAGCGTGTTAAAATATATGATGATGAAAAATTCAACTACAAGTTTTACAACATAGAATTGAAAAATGGAACTAACACCTAACAATAACATTAAAATAGTAAGACTGCAAAGTGGTGAAGATATTATGGCAGATATTATACAAGATGAAGAAAATGATACCATCTTGTTAGATAACCCAATGCACATTATTTTTAAAAGAGTACCTACAGGTCAAACTGTAATGATGATGATGCCTTGGTTACCAATTGAGATTATTAAAGAGAATAATGCGATTGTATATTCAACAGACATTCTTACAATCATTGAACCGAAAGATGATTTAGTTCGTTATTACGGTAGTGTTGTGTCTGAAGCACAACTAAGAATGGAAGAAAAAAGAAACTTCAATGAAGAATACGATGAAGAAGAAGATGAGGAAGATATTGATGCAGAAGAATTATTTGAAATACTTAACGAAAAGAAGAAACACAACATACATTAACATTCAAAGGGAACACCGTGATGATACGCTGTGTCAAGCCTTTTGTCAACACTTAACCAGGTAAATAATATGAGTAAAGCGACTAAACATTATGTAAACAACGCCGATTTCCTTCAGGCGTTAATTGACTATCGTGATAAATGTGCGACAGCAAAGACAGAAGGTAAAGAGGATCCACAAATTCCAAACTACATTGGAGAGTGTTTCTATAAGATTGCAGACCACCTGTCTCGCAAACCGAATTTCATATCATATTCTTTCCGTGATGAAATGATTGCAGATGGTATAGAAAACTGCCTAATGTATTTCAGAAACTTTGACCCTGATAAATCAAAGAACCCATTTGCCTATTTTACACAAATCATTTACTATGCATTTCTTCGCCGTATTATGAAAGAGAAAAAACAACTCTATGTCAAATACAAGGCAACAGAACAGTTTGGTATTCTTGATGAACATGAAATGTTTGAAGATGAAAATGGAAATATGAGGCAGTTTGAATTGTATGATAACATTTCCGACGAAAAAAGAAAGAAGGTAAAACCAAAGGTCTTGAAAAATTTATGGAAGAAGAATTACCTGAATAGTATTGACAACCTTTTAAAAAGGAGTTAGAATGGATAAGTTAAAGGTAGAACATCACCTTAAAGTTCTTGAAGATAGGCATAAAACTCTCAATAAGACAATTGATAATTTGGAAAAAGTAGGAACATATTCCGATTTTCAAATAGAGATTATGAAAAAACAAAGGTTACACCTGAAAGACCAAATAGAACACTATAAAAGACAGTTATGAAATTATGCATATTGGGTGATACTCACTTCGGTGCTCGAGGTGATTCTTTAGATTTCCACAAATACTTTCAAAAGTTTTATGATGAGGTATTTTTTCCACATCTACAACAAAACAATATTGAAGTAATCTTTCAAATGGGTGACTTATTCGACCGCAGAAAGTTTATCAACTTCAATACTCTCTACTTGTGCCGCAAATATTTTTTTGATAAATGCGAAACACTAGGCATTAAAGTTCACACACTTCTTGGCAACCATGATGTTGCATTTAAAAATACATTAGAGGTAAATTCAACTGGTCTACTTTTAAATGAATACAACAATATCGAATACTACGATGAGTTTGATACCGTAGATTTTGATGGTGTCGAAATTGATGTAGTGCCTTGGATATGTGATGATAATGTCGATGCAATATTCGATAGAATGAAAGAATCAAAGGCACAAATTTGTTTCGGGCACTTTGAGATTGCCGGTTTTGAAATGGACAGAGGCAATGTTTGCGATACAGGCCTTGACAAAAAACTATTAACAAAGTATGATATTGTTTTAACTGGACACTTCCATCACAAATCAACAGATGGTAATATTACCTATGTTGGTACGCCTTATGAAATGACATGGGCAGATTGGAACGACCCAAAAGGTTTTCACATCTTTGATACCGATAGTCGTGAATTATCTTTTGTTCAAAACCCATTCTCTATGTTTCATAAAATAAACTATGATGATGGGTCAAAAACATTTGAAGATTGGAAAGAGTTCGACTTTGCCAAATTAAAAGAATGTTATGTTAAAGTTGTGGTATTAAACAAACAGAATCCTTATTTGTTTGACCATGTTGTTGATAACTTATATAAGGCCGGTGTTTCTGACTTATCAATCGTTGAAGATTTTACCGATACTTTAATTGATAATGACCAAGATATTATTGACCAAGCAGAAGATACAATGACAATTCTTTCTAAGTATATTGATAATCTTTCACTTGATGTTGAACCTGAAAAACTTAAAATACTAATGCGTGAACTATATGTTGAAGCATTGAATACTGAAGTGGCTGAATGATAATATTTCGATATGTTCGTTGGAAAAATTTACTAAGCACCGGCAATTACTTTACAGAGATTAACCTATCAGGTAACTCTAATACATTAGTTGTTGGTGAGAATGGTTCAGGAAAAAGCACGATGCTCGATGCGTTGTGCTTTGGTCTATTTGGCAAACCGTTTCGTGATATCAACAAACCGCAGTTGTTGAATTCAATCAATAACAAAGATTGTGTTGTTGAGGTTGAGTTTGACACAGGTAATAAATCATACAAGATTATAAGAGGTATTAAACCTAACATCTTTGAAATTTATTGCAATGGTGAACTTGTCAATCAAGAAGCCGCAAGTAGAGACTATCAAGAATACCTAGAGAAATTTATTCTCAAATTAAATTACAAATCATTCACACAGATTGTAATTCTAGGTTCAGCATCATTTACTCCTTTCATGCAATTGAAAGCGGCAGACCGCAGAGATATCATTGAAGATTTGCTTGATATTCAAATCTTTTCTACCATGAACTCTTTGGTGAAAGACCGATTGAGTAATAACAAAGATTTGGTTGCAAATAGAAAACATGAAATTGATTTGAAGCAACAGAAATACGATATGCAGAAAAAACATATCGATGAACTCAAACAAAATAATGATGAAAAGGTAAAAGAATATGATACAGAGATTCAATGTCATAGCGATACCGTATCCGACTTATTGGCAAATGTTACCGTCCTTACAACTGAAGTCACAACTCTCCAAACCTATGTGGAAACTAAAATTGAAACGGAGAGTAAGGTCAAGAAGATTACAAAACTTGAATCGCAAATTGAAAGCAACTTATCCAAATTTCGCAAGGATATCGGTTTCTTTCAATCGCATGATAATTGTCCAACATGTAGGCAAACCATTGCCATGGAGTTTAAAGAGGAAGAACTTACCAATCTCTCCGGTAAAGTATCTGAGTGCGAACACGGTCTCAAGCAATTAGAAGAAAAACTAAATGCAGAACAAGAAAAACTAAATGAGATTTCGGAAAAACAAAAAGAACTCAATACAAAACAAGTTGAAATTGCCACATTGAATACGACAATCACAGAAACAAACAAGATGATTGCTCGACTGACAAAGTTGGCAGAAGAATTGAAGAACTCTAAAACGGTATCTGACAAAGAAGAAAAAGAATTAAGCGACATAAAAGAGTGCTTAACTAACTTAAAGAACGATTTAAGAGTGCTTATCGATGAGAGAACTTATTATGAAGTTGCCGGTAATCTGTTGAAAGATACAGGCATTAAAACAAAGATTGTCAAACAGTATTTGCCTGTCATCAACAAATTGGTGAACAAGTATCTTGCTTCGTTAGATTTTTTTGTGAACTTCAATTTGGATGAATCATTTAAAGAAACAATCAAATCTCGCCACAGAGATGAGTTTACATACAATAACTTTTCTGAAGGTGAGAAACAACGAATTGATATGGCATTGATGCTAACATGGCGTGCAGTTGCCAAGTTAAAGAATTCATCAAATACTAATTTGTTGATTTTGGATGAAACATTCGATTCTTCATTAGATGCCAATGGCACAGAAGAACTAATGAAAATCCTACATATGTTAGAAGGTGTAAACCTATTTGTGATTTCACACAAAGGTGATATACTGCAAGATAAATTTGCAAATGTCATTCGGTTTGTGAAAGAGAAAAACTTTTCAAGGATAATGAAATGAGTGAAACTTTAGTAATTGATACAGGTGCGACACTATCGACACCATCACAACAAGTTCGTGTTGAACCTTTGCCGTTGTATGATGAAAATCATCCAATGTTGAAAGTTCAAGTTCCCGAATACAAACATAACTTACCAAACCCACTAATGGATTTGTTAGTTAAACGCCTAAAAATGACCATGAAACTTTATGGTGGCATCGGACTGTCGGCAAATCAATGTGGTGTCTTTGAAAGAGTATTTGTTATCGGTACAGACCAATTTCAAATTGCATGTATCAACCCTCGCATTGTAGGTAAATCACCCTCAACAATTAAAGAGAGTGAAGGTTGCCTCTCTTATCCTGGTTTGTATGTTAAGATTGACAGACCAGATTGGGTTGAAGTTGAATTTACCGATGAATCAGGTGAACTAAAACAGATGCGATTAGAAGGTGTAACTGCAAGATGTTTTCAACATGAACTAGACCATATGGATGGAATTCGTATGACTGACCATGTAGGTCCTGTTGCATTACAAATGGCAAGAAAAAAACAAGAGAAGATTATTAAGAAAATTGTTCGTCATAAGAAAAAATGAAATTAACGATTACTCGCCTGCGAAGCGGCACAAATTATAAAACTCCACTCCATGATATCATGGATTCTTTTTATGAGTTATACAAAGAGTATATCTCTAAGAATCCACAACACACTTATGGTGTGTGTAACTTTGGATGGGGTGCAGCCAATCGTAAAAAGTTGGATGACATTGTTGATGCCGATGTTATTCTCATTCCAAGTGAGAATGAATTCTTCCAACATATCAAAGGTTATGTTGACCCAAGACACAAAGAAAGGTCTGACGAATTCATTCATCAAATTGGTGAACATCTCTCCAACAAACATGTCATTCTAATGCGTAGTGACCGTGCCGATAATGAAGAACTCTATCGCACAAGAACTTTCAAAGACCAGACTATCGGTAAGTTTTCTATCTTTGATGAGATGGATTTACCTGGTGGTCTCCACGGCATGAAGTATCATTTCATCAAAGAAAATATGCCGATGCGATTGTTTGAATCTGAAAGAGAATATGATTTCATTTATTGGGGTTGCGATAAACGCAAACTCATTGATAACATTGAATCGGGTGACGAAAGACACTTAGTTTTCAAACGAATTAAAAAAGAAGGCAAGTTAAAGTCATACTTTATTGGCAAATATAACTCAATTGTGCCTGACAAGAAGATAGATTCGATGTATAATCTATTAAATGATTTAACTGGTGCAAAATCGACTCTCTGCTTTAATTGGTTGGATCCTGCCGCCACGACAAGTAGATACCACGAAGCCATTGCCTGCGGTATTCTTCCATTTGTTTGGAAGAACTATGATTGTAATAATACACTTGTAGCTGACCAATGGCAGAGAGTTGAATCAGTTGAAGAACTGTATGAAAAAATGCAGGATGCAGATAAGATGTTTCCTGCGATTGAAGATTATTATGTCCGTAATACAATGAAACCCAAATCATGGTACTACGAAAACTTTGAAAATAGAATGAATGAGATATTGAATGGCGTATAGTTTTGACCCGAAAGATGATGTTGAAGCCCAATGGCAGAAGTGGTCTGATTCTGGTATTGAATTTACAGATGTTGACCCTGGTAAGTTGCGTGAACAAACAATCAATGAGTTGACCTATGTGTCAGCAATGGATGTTCGTGAATACACTCTGTTCCAAAAATGGTGTGAGGTTCAAGACAAATACCCTACAATTACAGTTAATGATTTATGGGAAGGCGAGACAAAGGTTCTTGCAGATGAGAAACAACGCCGTGCAATTGCAGAAGTCAAATCAAACTTTTGGATACAAAAAGACCCTGATGACTATCTCAAATTAGAACCTGAATTAGTATATACAAACAAAGAAGAAGATTTGCCTGAGTTGTGGAATACAATACGAACATTTTCATCCACAATGAAAAACAATTCAAACATTGGCAGAAATCTCAATTTTGTTGTGAGAGATAAACCTACTAAGAAGTACCTTGGTGTTATTTGTATTTCATCCGACTTTCTTGATTTGACACCAAGAGATAACTTTATCGGTTGGTCAAGAGAAATCAAAACGCAAGGTGCAATGATTAACCATACTGCAATCGGTTCTACAATTGTGCCATTGCAACCACTTGGTTTTAATTATGTGGGTGGTAAGTTACTTGCATTATTGTGTTTATCTGACCCTGTGCAAGAGTTGTGGGAAAAACTGTATGGTGATAAACTCGTTTCAGTAACGACCACTTCACTTTATGGTAAAACTAAGGCGGGTGGTTTGTCACAATATGACAACCTTGATTATTGGCAACCTATGGGATTTACCTCAGGTTCTGTATCATTTGAACCATTGAAAGACACCCGTTATCTAATCAGAGAATGGTTGAAGAAGAATCACACAAGAAAATACTTTGAATGGTATGTGGCGAAAAAACCTAGTGGTCAACCTCATAAAAGAGACCACAAAAATCGTTCATTGAATTTTGCATATTCACAATTAGAAATACCTAAAGAATTAATTCGTAGTGAACATGCTCGTGGCATTTACTACACACCACTTTACGATAAGTCTTGTGATTTTCTCCGTAAAGAATGTGAAGTAAAAGACTTGACAAAATCATTTGATACAAGTGTTGAACATTTGGTGAATATTTGGAAACAGAAACATGCCAAACCTCGTATCAAACAACTTGCGAAAAAGAATAATGTATCTACCGAATCTTTGTTCTATGATGACCTTATATACCTAACTTGGGAACAGGCAAAAGCGAAATATTTGCCTCAAGTAGGTCGATAAAACACTTGACAAAGCATAAGTAATAGTGTAAGATGTCCTTAATGCGGTGAGTCCGAGACACCCTTTCCCAAAAGGCAGACAGGTTTAACTCCTGTTAACCGCTCCAAATACTTGTTCCGACTGACTTTCCGACTGTTGTTTTTATACAACACAGCTGGTTGACAGTTCGGAATACCTATGATATAATATAGTGTATAGTGACAAAAGGACATTACATGCTATTTACTGCTGAACAAAAATCTCAATTAGCCAAACTAATGGCGACCGAGAATCTTACGGTTGAACACCAAAAGATTAAAACCGCTCGATTCGACCCTCAGAATCGTGTCCTGTATCTCCCAATCTGGCAAAATATGACTGGCGCTCTTTATGACCTGCTTTGCGGGCATGAAGTTGGTCACGCTCTTTATACACCTGCTACTGGTTGGCATGATGCGGTTGTAGATGAATCAAAAGGCAAACACTACAAATCTTTTTTGAATGTGGTCGAAGATGCCCGCATTGAGAAAAAAGTAAAACGCAAATATCCTGGTTTGACAAAACAATTCAAAGATGCTTATTCTGAATTGATGAACCGAGACTTTTTCGGTTTGCGTAACCGTGATATCAACAAAATGGCATTTATTGAGAGGTTGAATCTTTTCACCAAATCTCAATACACCATGCCTATTGAATTCTCTGCTCAAGAAGAAATTCTAGTCAAAAAAGTCCAATCATGTGAAACTTGGGAAGATGTTGTTAACCTTACTAATGAAATTTATGAGTATTCAAAAGGTGAACAACATGAAATGGCAGTAGAAGAATACCAATCATTTGATTATTCGGATGAATACGGTGATGGTGACTATGATTACGATTATGATTCGGATGAATACGGTGATGAACCAGAAGAATCCGATGTAAAATCTAAATCACAATCTAAGTCCGAAGATTCGGAAGAAGAAATGGATAGTGATAATGATGGCGATGGTAACGGTGAAGAAACCGAAAAACAATCTAAATCAAAATCGCAAAATGGTGAAGATGCACAAGGCGAAGATACTGAAGAAAATGAAGATAAACAACCTAATAGCGTATTCGACCGATACAAAGATTCTGCACCTGCAAGCCGTGATATGTTTGAACCGAGATGTGAAACGGATGATAACTATCGCCACAACGAAATGCAATTGCTTGATGAAAAGTGTAAAGAGTATGTGTATGTCACATTACCAAAACCTATTTTGTCAAACATTATTACACCTGCAAAACGGGTGCAAGAACAATT